ATCTATACAGTTGCAAGAGGTATTGTAACTGTTACTAAAGAAGGAACAGCATCTACTTACGCAACTTTTAAAGTAACAGGAGCTACAACTAATGCTTCGGGTTATACTAAAGTTCCAGTAACTCATGTAGTTTCAAGTGGAACATTCTCAAACACAGATGGTGTTGGAGTACACTTTGAATACTCTGGTGCTGATGGAGCTGGAACAAGTCTTTCAGGATCAACCAACAATACTATTGCAACAGTTACAGGAGCTAATGCTCTTATTGGAGAAGCTAATTTAACTTTCGATGGTACAAATTTACTCGTTGCTGGAACAGGAAAAGTATATCTTAACGATGCAGGTGGAGAACATATAAGTGGTAGTGGCTCTGTATTAAGCATTGCAGGTGGAAGTGAAATTGATTTAACAGCAACAGCAATTGATATTAATGGAACTTGCGATATTAGTAGCACTTTCTCACTTGGTGGAACTACTGTATCTGCAACAGCAGCAGAACTTAACTATAGCGATCTTACAACATTAGGAACAAGTGCAGCTTCAAAAGTATTATCAGCAGATGCAAATAATTTAACAAAAATATCAGGTGGTGTATATATAGAAGAAGCTACATTAACATTTGATGTTACACAAGATTGGGATGTTCGAGCATCACCAGTTGCGAAAGTAACTTTAACAAATAACGTAACCTTTGATGTACCAACTAATCCAACAACAGGTCAATTTATATCTATTGTTTGTATTCAAGATGGTACAGGAAGTAGAACGATTGCTTGGAACGCAGTATTTGAATTTGCTACTGACACAGCTCCGACAGCTACAACGACAGCAGCCAAAGGAGATATGTTTAACTTTAGATATAACGGAGCAAAATGGTTAGAGGTTGGAAGAAATCTAGCCTTAACATTATCATAGGAGAAATATGTTTGTATTAGTAGAATCAGGATCAATAACAAAAACATTAAGTGGTAATAAAGGTATTACTATTGGGGATATTCAATATCCACAAAATATTTTTACTTTATGGACAGCCTCTGAAAAAGAAGCGATTGGCGTTTATACAATCGTACACGATAATTCCAACAGGAAAGATCAGACATGCTATACCAATACCGATGTTTCCTATGCCTTTGCAGATGGAAAAGTTACAGCAAGTTATGGAACTGCAACACCAAAAGAACTGGAAGATACCGTTAATGAAGATAACAGTATTGCCGATGGATTAAAATCTCAAAAGAAAGCAAACATCAAACAACAAGCTAGTAGTTTACTAGCACCTACCGACTGGTATGTTGTTAAAGTAGTTGAAGTGGAAAGCTATTCCGTTCCAGAAGCAACGACAACCTATCGAGCAGATGTTCGAACAGCATCAAACGATATGGAATCTAAAATAGATGCTTGCACAACCGTTGATGAACTTGCGGCTTTATATGTTTATACAGACGGTTCAAGACCGCTAGGTGAATTTCCGAAATTGGAGACTTAATGTTTCCTATTATACCAGCAAATACTTTAACTGGACCTTCTGGAAACTCTGAAGGAATATTTGGTTTTGGTAATGATGGTAGTAATGTTTCGCTGACTAACCTAGTTTCCAATGCTGGGGTAATAGCGACTGATACAACAGGAGTAGGAACTGCTAGAAAATATTTAGGAGCTTGTGAATATGGCGAAGATAAAGGTATTTTTGCTTATGGTACTACTGGTAGTGTTTCTTCGTTAAGCAATTTAGTATCCAATGCTGGAGTTGTAGCGACAGACGTTACAGGAGTCGGAACAGCTAGAAATGGTCTAGGAGCATGTTCATTTGGTGGAGATAAAGGTATTTTTGCTTATGGTTATACTCCTGGTGATGCTGCGGTTTCAATGTCCAATTTAGTTTCTAATTCAGGAGTAGTAGCAGCCGATGTTTCAGGAGTAGGAACAGCTAGGTATAATGTGGCGGCAACGCAATACGGTGACGATAAAGGTATTTTTGCTTATGGTGCTGGTCCTGTTTCAATGTCCAATTTAGTTTCTAATTCAGGAGTAATAGCGACTGACACAACTGGGGTTGGAAGTGCTAGAGTTGGTCTAGGAGCATGTGGATATGGTGGTGATAAAGGACTTTTTGGCTTTGGGTCTACTGGTAGTAATGTTTCAATAACTAATTTGGTTTCAAATGTAGGAGTAGTAGGTACAGATGTTACAGGAGTAGGCACTGCTAGACGTTATCTTGCGGCATGTGAATTTGGTCCTAGCAAAGGAATATTTGGTTATGGTATTAATGGTGGGGTTCAATCACTGTCTAATTTAGTTTCTGATTCTGGAGTTGTAGCGACAGACGTTACAGGAGTCGGAACAGCTAGAGAAACTTTAACAGCATGTTCTTTTAATTAAAATTATGGCACAAAAATTTAACACAGAATTTAATTACAGATACCAAGTCATAGGATGTACGCCTTGGGAAAAAATTAAAACATTAAAAGGATTTCTTGAGGGTAGAATAAGAGCGGCGGCACTTGAAGAAGTTGATAAATTAAAATTCCAAGCAAAACTTTCAAAGCTAAAACATTTACAAAATAGTGGAAACGGTCTAGAGCATGAAATCCTAGAACTTAAAGCTGAAATTATAGAAGCCGAAAGCCATAAAGGTACTCTCAAAGAAGCCTTTGAACTTACCACAGATGAAATTAAAATTCTAAAAAAACTATTAAAAGAACTTTATGTCCTTGCAGAACCTACAAGAATTAAAGGTTATACCGATGAACAGATGTTTGAAGCCAATGCCGCAAACGAATTTACGGTTGATATTGGTAGAGAAATCCAGGCTGAAATGATTGCTAATGGCAGACCATCGGCAGCTAAATTAAGAAATGCAATGAGCAATCCTCACACTTGGAACGCATTAAAACAAATAGGATTAATACCTAAACAAACGAAAATACTGGAAGGCAATATAAATCCACAATTAAAAATAGAATTAAAAGGAGTTGAAGATGAAGATGTATAATGATAAGGAGGTTATATGAAACTATATAAACTAGAAGCAAGTAACTATGAAACCTTTTTTGGCACACCAGAAGACCTTACTGGAAGAGACGTTATAATAATAGCACAAAAACCAAATTGTGATGCTTTTCTGTTCTTATCTAAAGATGCTCAGGATGCTCAAGATGGATTAACTTTGTTAGATTCAGTACCATCAGGATTTGATTTTACCTATTGTCAAGAATGGGGCTTAACCATTGACGATGATGTAGTTGATAAAGTTATTAAAGATTTAAGAAAAAAAGCTTATCCAACTTGGCAAGACCAGTTAGATGACATTTATCATAATGGCATTGATGCTTGGAAAGCTACAATCAAAGTAACTAAAGATAAATATCCAAAATAATCACGTTGAAACTTTTGTTTAGTATATTTAAAAATGAGATATATGTTGATTTATAGTGGCTATAAACTATAAAATTGGTAAAAATCTTTTAGTTGATCCTACCTACATTTTAGTATAATTAAATATAAAGAGATTTTGTATGCTACAAAAAGTAAACTTTGCACCTGGATTTAATAAACAAGTAACCGCAACCGGTGGTGAAAGCCAATGGGTGAGTGGTGACTATGTGCGTTTTAGATACAACTCTCCTGAAAAAATAGGAGGTTGGGCTCAACTTGGAGATGCAACACTTACAGGAAGAAACACAGCCTTACATCACTTTGTCAATGCAGCAGGTATCAAGTATGCTGCCTTAGGAACAAACCGATTTTTATATGTCTATTCTGGAGGAGCTTTTTATGATATAACTCCTTTGAAAAGTACAACAACTTTAACCAGTGCTTTTACAACAACCAATGCCGATGCAACAGTTACGATCACGTTTGCGAGTGCTCATAATATCACTAAGTATGATATTATTCGTTGTGATAATTTTAGCACTGCTACCAATTCTAATTTTGACGATGATGATTTTGATGATACTAATTTCATGGTCACCACCGTTCCAACTTCCACAACGATTACCGTCGAGATGGGATCAGTCGAAAGTGGATCGGGAGCATCCACATCAGGAGGCGTAAGAGTCAAACATTTTTATTCCATAGGACCTGCGGTTGAAGCATCAGCTGCCGGTTGGGGTTTAGGTTTATGGGGTGGTGATGTCGCTGGAGAATTAACAGCCACTTTAAATGGTGCGATTGACGCTGATGACACAAGTCTTGTGCTATCGGATTCAGCATCTTTTCCTGCAACAGGAACGCTTTTAATTGACAGTGAGCGTATGACTTATTCTACAAACACAACAGGAACGAATACCATATCAGGAATTACTAGAGCAGCTGATAATTCAACAGCAGCTTCGCACTCGGACGCAGTCACGGTTTATGATGCCTCAGATTATACAAAATGGGGTGCATCACAAACAGGAGATATTGTAACGGCTCCAGGTTTATGGCACTTAGATAATTTTGGAAATAAACT